TTACTCAAATGCTGATGGTACCGGTTCTGTCCAATGGCGTCATTCTTCCATTTTTACAGTCTACGAGCTGGAGGACCTTTAAAAAATGACTATCAACCCCGAAGCTTTTTCTGCCGCTCTTGAGGTTCTTCTTCCTGAAGGTGGGTGGGGTGTTGCTTGGACTGAAGAATTTGAGGTTCACAACCTTGAGTTTGATGATCACGTTCAAACTCCACCAACCCTTGAGCAGATCCTTGCGCAAGCAGCAATCGAAGAACCCCAGATTCCTTGGCGTAAATTGCGCCGTGAGCGCGATCGGTTGCTGACTGAAAGCGATTGGATGGTTTCTTCAGACCGTACTGCCAGCACTGAGCAGCTTGCTTACCGCCAAGCCCTCCGCGATCTACCCGCTAACACGGCTGACCCGGCTAACCCAGTTTGGCCAACTAAACCCTAACTTTTTAGAACAATGATTGCACTTATCCGTCCCGTTCTTATGTCGTTCCTTAACAGCGACAAAGTGAAGCGATTGATTGTTGACATGCTCCGCAAACTGGCTGAGCAATCTGATAACACTGTTGACGACCAAGCCGTTGATTTCATCGAGCGTGGTCTTTTCGGAACTAACTAAATGACTGACAGAAATCCTGGTAACTGGAACACGCCTGGCAAGGCGTATGTAATTAACACGTCTACGACGTCTGTTAACCAGACTCTTAGCGCAACTTGCCGCCGCATCCGCATCAAAGCTCACACTCAAGATGCTTTTTATGCTCTGGGTACTTCTGCTCAAGTAGCTGAAGGTCAGCCTGCTGCTACGGCAGCAACCAGCACTGCTGCTTCTGCAAGCGTGGCTGAGATTGATACCGTTACGTTGTCCGGTTTTTATGAAGTCGGTGACACTATCGCAGTAACTGTGGACGGTACTACGGTTTCTTATGAAGCCGTTGAGGCTGACATCAGCGATACGCCTGCCACTAGCCTTAGCAATCTGGCTACTAAAGTGCGTGATGCAATCAATGCTGACGCAACTATTAGTGAAAACATTACTGCAACCAAGAGTGGTGCTGTTGTCACCTTGACTCACGGAACTGTTAACGTTGCATTTACCACTTCTGTGGCTGTGACTGAAGCAGATGACGACAATCATTTTCTTGATAAACTGTCTTCTGATGGTCTTGTTATTGACGTGCCTGCTGGCAGCAGTGTGGCAGTTAAAACCCTCAGCGGTAGTGGTAAAGTTTACATTAGCGAACTTAACTGGTAATGCCTAACTTGGGAGAACCTCCTGTTCTGCCCTATGTAAGGCTCCCTGAGCCGCCTGTTTTACCCCGTCCGGTACTGGAGGTCCCACGAGCAGTTTTACCCTCGTACAAGCCGCTTGTGGTGCCTCCTAGTGACCTTAAACCACCTCCGGGTGTAAAGGGTATAAACTCGGAAGAGAATAAGGACAAAGAACAGGCTAAACCACAACCTAAAATACCTCCAATACCTAAACCTTCTGAGATTAGGTATGTAGATATTCCTAATACCGACATAACTATTCCTCTACCTAGCAATGAAATCCTGGCTACGGCTGGGACTACAGCTATGGTGTCGGTTGCAGCTACCCTAACCGCTACCTCCATCTTTAAACGCACTGTTTCTCTGATGAAACCTGTAATTAAAGCAGCATGGACAAAGATAACAAAAAAGAAGGGTTTATCAAATTCCTTGTCCTCGTCTGGTCCGCCGGACTCTTGACAGCATCCTATGCTGGATGGATGGAGAAGATGGATCCAACGTATGTGGCTTCAATTCTTAGCGGTACTTTAGCTACATTTTCTATCACTAGAGAGAAAAAAGAATGAAAAAGCTAATCCTTTTGCTGATGTTAGCTGCACCCGTTTCAGCACAAACTATTACCCCTCAATTTACGCAGGGGTCCATGCAATCCACAACTACCACCACCCAAAGCATCACAGAGACGATTTCTACTGAGGTGTATGGGGGTGCCTATAAGTCATGGTCTGGAACCAATGTAACCCCAAGTGGGGATATCAACGACTCCGCAACTACTTATTCGGTAACTACAGCAGGCGAACAGTTTCAACTAGAGATTGTGGAACGAGCAGCAGGGATTGTCGAGACAATCGACGTCACCCGCGACATCGACACCACCTCTACTACTACCTCGCTTTCTGTGTTCTCGCAATAACGCCTGTCAAAGCGGAAGAACCACAAGTACAAAACACGTCATCGCCTGTAGCTGCTGCTACGGGTAACGTGACTAATCAAGCAGTCCAGTTTCAGAACAACGGAGCCCCTAGTAGACAACAGTTTACTGGGGGCAATTCTTGTAATGGGACTACAATGACATTCTCTCCGTTTTATATGGGCAATGACACGCTGCCATATGACGGAACAGGGTACGTTAGAGGTAACAACTTTGGCGCACAACTCAATTTTAGTGTTCCTCTTGATGGAGGCATGATTGAAACGTGCAAACAAATAGCAAGACGGCATGAACAAAAGCTACGTCTTGACTATGAGCTTGTTAGAGCCTTGAAGTGCACTGAAATTATGAAAGCTGGTTTTACTTTTCGTCCTGGTTCAAGGGTTGAAGTCCTTTGCCACGACATCGTACCCATTGTTTCTCTCCAAAAAGAATAAATGGAAGCAGCCGTATCAGCTGTTGTAGCCGTTATTGCCGGTCTTGCAGCAGTCACTAACCGCTTACACAACAGAATAAACCAAGTCCATGGACGTATTAGTGACATGGATCGCCGTGTAGACGGTGTTGAGCTTCGTATTGCTACAAACTACGTTGATAAAGACGAGTTTAAAGTAGGTTTGAAGCGTATGGAGGACCACATGGTCCGAATTGAGAACAAATTAGACCAAATCGTGATGAGAAATGGCTAAAAAACGTGCAACTGAAGATGAATTTAATGAACTTCACAACCTTGTAACAAGGGAGTTTTTGGCACGTATTAAGTCTGGTGAGGCGACTACTGCTGATCTTAAAGCAGCAACTGATTGGCTGACTAAAAACGATATCACCGGAGTTGCCGTTGAGGGTTCTGCTCTCAGCGGTCTGGCTGATATTATGCCGACCATTGATTTTGATGCAGTTCAAAAAGCGGTGAATCGTTAATGGCTCCTAAAAAACTCCCCTACAACCAACTTAAAAAAAGTGCGAAAAATTACCGCGACAATGCAGCCGCTCGGCGTCATAAGTACGCAAAGGCCGTCAAGGATGGTCAATCAGAATCTGCTACCAACTACAGAGTCAAGCACACCAAAGCCCGCAGAGACGCAGGTGTCTACGGTAAAGGAGGAAAAGACTTCTCCCAAACCACGAAGGGTACGTTCGTCCGCGAAGACCCTCAAAAAAACCGAGCCAGAAACAGAGCAAAGTTAAGAATTAAGAAATGACTCCCTTGCTCCCAAGTCCTGATCACTACCTTCAAAACCTAATAACCATGACCAGTCCAGAAGCGAAAAGGCTCTGGAGAAGAGCCATCAAGGAACACTTCAACTGTCAATGCGTTTATTGTGGAGAAACTTATGAATTACATGAACTTACACTTGACCATGTTCGTCCTCGCTGTTTTGGCGGTGAGGACCTCACAAGCAACCTTGTACCCAGCTGTCGCAAGTGTAATCAGGACAAAGGATCAAATAACTGGCTATCTTGGATGAGACAAACTTTTGGTCTTCATCCCCAACGTGAACAACTTATTCTTTCGCACATCAAATAACAATGCCTAAAAGAGACCCCATGCTCGGTATGAGCGCCCGTGAACGCACTCAATATCAAGCCAAAAAACGGCGTGAAGAAGCCGCCAAGCGTCGTAAATTTGCACAGTCTAAGCCTAAAGGCATCGGTCCTGTAAAGGATGGTGCTGCTTATGCTAAAAAGATTGAAACTAAAGGCACTGGCCCCGTTAAAAGCGGTGCTGCATACGCTAAAAAGATTGAGACCAAAGGTGTTGGTCCTGTCAAAAGTGGTGCTGCCTACGCCTCTTCTGTGGCCAAGGCTAAGCCTAAGCCCAAGCCCGCTAAGCCTGTCGCCGCAAAGCCCAAGCCTAAGCCTACTAAGCCTGCTGCTGCTAAACCCAAGCCCGCAGCTTCCGGCTACAAAGATGGTCAAATTGTAGTCAAGGAAGGCAATAGGTTCCGCTATGATGCGGCTAGTAAAACCTTTAAACCTGTTGGTTACCAAGGCAAAGGTGCTAATCGTGCAGCAACTGCTAGCGAACGAGGTGGTTACCGTGATGGTCAGATCGTGGTTAAAGAAGGTAACAGGTTCCGCTATGATGCGAAAACTAAAACCTTTACGCTTGTCAAGCCCACCGGTCAAGGCCGTAGTCGGCGCTACAATCGCTGATAAAGCCCCTTAAAACCCTTTTAGGTGTCTCCATACCGGAGGCACCTTTAAGGCCCCTTACAGAGCCATATGGACATCGAACAGCAGCTTAAAACAGACTTCAGATATTTCTTGACAGCTGTTTGGGCACATCTTAAACTTCCTACCCCCACCAGAGCACAACTCTGCATCGCAGAATACCTCCAACACGGACCGAAACGTTTGCAGATCCAAGCGTTCCGTGGTGTGGGTAAAAGCTGGATTACAGCAGCTTTTGTTCTCTGGACACTATACAATAACCCTGACAAAAAGATTATGGTGATCTCTGCTTCTAAAGACAGAGCAGACTCCTTCTCAATCTTTTGTCAACGCCTTATTCTTGAAGTCAACTGGCTTTCACACCTTAAACCAAAATCAGATGACCAACGTTGGTCTCGTGTTAGTTTTGATGTGGGTCCTGCTAAACCTCACCAAGCTCCTTCTGTTAAATCCGTGGGTATTACTGGCCAGCTCACTGGTAGTCGTGCTGATCTTATGATTCTGGACGACGTTGAGGTCCCAGGTAACTCCATGACAGAGTTGATGCGAGAAAAACTCCTGCAACTGTGTACAGAAGCCGAATCTATCCTAACACCGAAACGTGATTCCCGCATTATGTATCTCGGTACTCCTCAGACAACCTTCACCATTTACAGGAAGCTTGCCGAGCGCAATTACCGCCCATTCGTGTGGCCAGCCCGCTACCCACGCACCTTGTCTAACTATGAAGGGCTCCTTGCACCTCAACTGCAAGAAGACATCGACAGTGGTGCAGAAAGCTGGGAAGTAACAGACCCTGACCGATTTAACAATGATGATCTTATCGAACGTGAAGCAGCAATGGGACGCAGCAACTTCATGCTGCAGTTCATGCTTGACACAACTCTCAGCGATGCTGAAAAGTTCCCCCTCAAAATGGCTGATCTTGTCGTCACCAGCGTTAATCCTGAGTCCGCTCCTGATAGCGTCGTCTGGTGCAGCGACCCTCGAAACGTCATCAAAGAACTCCCGACTGTTGGACTACCTGGGGATTATTTCTACGCTCCAATGCAGCTACAGGGTGAATGGGGTCCTTACGCAGAAACAATCTGCTCAGTTGATCCATCGGGCCGAGGTACTGATGAGACAGCAGCAGCTTATATCTCCCAAAGAAACGGTTTCCTGTACCTGCACCAAATGCGTGCTTACAAGGACGGATACTCGGACAACACGCTCTTGGACATTCTTAGAGGCTGCCGACGCTTTAAAGTAACTAAACTAGTTATTGAGACAAACTTTGGTGACGGTATTGTTGCTGAACTTTTTAAAAAACACCTACAACAAACCAAACAAGGAATTGACGTAGAAGAGGTGCGTGCTAATGTCAGAAAAGAAGACCGGATTATTGATGCCCTTGAGCCTGTCCTTAATCAACATCGCCTTATTGTTGATCGCTCTGTCATCGACTGGGACTACAACTCAAATAAAGACGCAGCTCCAGAAGAGCGCCTCCTCTATATGCTCTTCTATCAGATGAGTAGAATGTGCCGTGAAAAAGGCGCAGTTAAACACGACGACAGATTAGACTGTCTAGCCCAAGGCGTTAAATACTTTACAGATGCCATGGGTATCTCCGCTATGGAGGTTGTAAAACAACGTAAAATGGAAGACTGGAATGACATGCTAGAAGAATGGAAAGACGACCCTCAAGCCTCTGCTAACCACTTTGTCCTAGGCATGAATCTTGACCAAAGAAGACAAGCAAGAGGTAAGACCAAAAACTCAGTCCCTACCTGGTTTTCCGTCTAACCAGACAGTAGAACACGGGGAGTGGTGCCCTCGTGTGTGGAAACAGCGGTCAAATGGGGGAAGAAAGACAAGTTTCTTCTTCCCCTTTTACCTACTTCCACTTACTAATGGAACATGGGGTGAACGAAGTGAACCATGTTCTCTATTAGTTCTTCTTACCATCACTACTAGTAAGACTACTAGTATACTCATATATATCATGTATGACCCACACCGTTAAACTTGTTTCCATTACTCCTGATGCAGAAGAGCTGGTAGCTTACTGTGCACGAGTATCTAACCCCACCAATCAAAACAACCACGACACTGCTCCCCGCCTTCTTAAATACCTGATCAAGCATAAGCATTGGTCCCCTTTTGAGATGGCTAACATGGTGGTAGAAATTAACACCACTAGAGCAGTAGCAGCACAGATCCTAAGGCATCGTAGCTTTTCTTTTCAAGAGTTTAGCCAACGGTATGCAGATGTTGGACAGCTAGGACAACCTATCAGACCACAGCTTAGGCTGCAGGATGATAAAAATAGGCAGAACAGCATTGAACAAGCAGAAGAAGATTTGTTTCTTCAAAAGGAAATTGACTGCCTGTTCAAACATTCAGAAGAGGTTTACCGTCAACTGATCGTAGCAGGTGTTGCTAAAGAATGTGCTCGTGATGTGTTGCCAATGGCTATCCCAAGCCGTTTGTACATGAATGGTACTATCAGGTCCTGGTTGCATTACGTGGACCTTAGAGCCGATCCTGGGACCCAGAAAGAGCATCGTATGATTGCTGAAGGGGTTAAGGATTTGCTTGAACAGCACTGTCCGTCAATTTATGAAGCTATGTGGACATGATTTGCAATGTGTTCTTGAATATGTGCATTGTAGGGCTGGCTCAGGTCGGTCCCTCTTTGTATAAGGTTGAGGTGATTGATGATCGTAGAGAGATTCATGAGCTGGTGTGTCGTGATACTGGGCATGTGGTGTCCAATTCTACCCTAAAATTTTGGTAGAATTTTGTGAAGGCGTACTCTTAGCGCCAGCGCAGGGCCGACCCCCCCATGCCGGGGGTAACATGTAACGCGCACGCGCAGGCGTTAGGGCTCACGCGGGGGCTGGCGGGCGATCCTCGTGCCCATCTCTCGCGATCTGTCGAGCCCTTAACCTTATGTGTAACATAAGCAAACGTTATCGAAACCGAGATCGACTGCGCCGCAAGGGATCTGGGGACCTGTGTGACACCTACTGGATTGGGTGGCCACCATCATCCCACCAGACCGATTACATTGGTCACATCGGACGAGAGGAGCCGCCGAGAAGGCAGGCCAACCCAAGCCCGATCGCTGGTAGTAGAACCCGTTTCACCGGGGCACGTCGAGCCCAGCACCACCCAATTGTTTAGTTTTGTTTCAACAACCCAGCCGGTGCCCCTTCAGGCTGTAGATTCATCCACATGCAGCGGTGACCCTTCAGCTGCCCACAACCCAGGCTCTCAAGACTGCGAGCCAGCACCTAGACAACTGAACGAAGCATCCCGTTATGTGATGGCGACCAACCCCGTGGGTTCCTGGGGTGAGGGATGGTAGATTGTGCAGAGCCACATGCCTAGTTTGTTCATGGCAAGCGCTGTCACGGCCAGCCGTGCTCCCTAGTTCGTGCCTAGGGCAGCGCCTTGGTGCTTTATGCGCCAACTGTTCAACCGCTCATCATTCAATGATCGCTGTTCGCTTGGCTTCCAAGATCGCTAACAAGCTGCAAGAACGTGCTGTAATGTCTTACATCAAGCAGCATCCATTCTGCAGACTGTATGAGATCAACGACGCTACACTCAAGTCTCACCATTCATGGGCCACTAAGTCCGTGCTAGTTAGACTTGAGCACAAGGGCAAGATCCACGTAGCCCGTGAGGCTTTCAAGTCTGACGGCACTAAGCGTAAGATCAACCCTCTCTATTCTGTCTACAACTGACGGTTACACCTAGCCCTCACATTGTGTGGGCTTTCTGTAGCCCTCTGGCTACGTTCTTTCAACTCTGCTATGTCTAATCAATGCGAGTTCACATCACTGCACGTAGCTCTAACGTTAAAACTGGCCCAATTCCAGTTACAACAACAGAGCGCAAATCGTGCCCGGCAACCTGTCCGTTCTATGACAAAGGTTGTTATGCCAAATCAGGGCCGCTAGCCTTACATTGGCGCAAGGTATCTGATGGCGAGCGTGGTACTGATTGGCAGGGCTTGTGTGACTTTGTGTCATCACTCCCTGCTAAGCAGCTATGGCGTCACAACCAGGCTGGTGACATGCCCCATCATAAAGGCTCTCTGATTGTTTCACATGTCTTCGATCTCGTTGCTGCTAACTACGGCAAGCGTGGGTTTACTTATACTCACCACGTTCTTAACCCTCACAACCTGAGGTTGATCGACTACGCTAACGACAATGGGTTTACCATCAATGTCTCTAAAGAATCAATCACCGATGCGGTTAAAGCTCATCGAAGCGGTTTACCTGCTGTCGCCGTTGTTCCTTCTGATGCTGACATCCCACGTACTTATGAGGGAGTCACAGTTACAGAATGTCCAGCTCAAGTACGAAACACAACGTGCTCTGAGTGCGGGCTATGTGCCCAAGCTGAGAGGCAATGTGTGGTAGTCTTCCGCGCTCATGGTAACGCTAAGCGTCACGTGAGTGATATCACGTCCGCTGCCTGATCCTCTCACTGAGCCCATTCGTGGGCTCTCTGAGGGGCTCTAAGCTCCCTCTTTCCCATCGCACTAATCCTGTGAAAGCACCAACAGTTTCGTACACATTCCATGTTAAGGATGTGCACATGTTCTATCACGGAGGTGATGACAGCATGAACTTCTCGTCTCATGAAGACGATGGGCGCATTGAAATCTATGGCATTGATGCAGATGACATGTTTCAATGTGCGGGCAATGCCTTATGCTGCAACATGTCCATTCTTGATCAGATCAAACCCAAGCCCTGGCAGCTTGAACGTGCACACGAAATGATTGCCAAACTCCAGGCATTCGTTGACAAGCACGAGAAAGCAGACTAATTTCCACCATCATCACGCGCACCCATGCAAACTGACTTTGATT